AGTAGTGTGCTCCACTATATGTCAATTCCGAATTGGCGCAAGAAGTCTCTTGCTGCTGGGGAGAATCCAGTTCTGGCCCAGGCCAGAGTGCCTACAGCTTCAAAAGCTGCTCTTACAGCAACTATTTCTTCACGCATCCATTGCTCGGCAGTCTTTTGACCATACCTCTGCCGGAGGACTTTCTTCATAAAGTTGACATCCATGCCATCCTTGAGAACCCTATGCATCTCAATCACCAAAGGGAAGAAAGTGAATGTTTGCAGGAACATCTCAGCACCAGCAGCAAACCCCAGGTACATTGCGTCACCATCATTCCAAGTACAGCCCTTTACCTCAGCCAAAGGCACTACTACAGTGGCTCTGAACTCAGCTTGCTTAATTGGTGATCGCATCTGGGTAAAGGCCCAGCGCGCTAGGTATCCTGACAGACGGTGCAGGGTAAGACCGTTGTCCGGCACTGGATTCGACTGGAACTGTGGGAAATGGTTATTAACCATTGCAAATTGGACCCCACCAAAAGTAAGGTCAACCATGGGCCTCGATGTCTTACGTAAGACATCTTTGGCCTTCTTTTGGTTGAGGAAGAAGACTCTAACAACACCAGCATTGAGCACTTGTCCGTATCTAGCTTCAAATGCCACATATGCTGCCTCCGGATCAAATGTAGATGTAGTCCGTTGTGGTACATCGTTGAAAATGAACTCTGACATTATTGGAATTTCTTTTTATGTTTTGAATTGTGGAGCACACTACT